CTTGACAAACCTTTTTACCTTCGATATACTAATAATGCTTGAATAAAAGCCAGACGAAAATGTAGAGCCTGACAACGTCTCTAAATGAACTGATCAGGATAGGACCTGGACAAGTCTTAAAACTGTCCCTTATATTAAGGAGTTATGTGGCTAAGACTAAAGAGTGGCGTGTTAGTAATCGTGTATGGTTTTCTGTTGGTTTTAATCCCCGCAGATTTGGATTAGGCTTTAGTGTAGACAGATACAACCTGAGCATAGACTTTGTGTGCTTCTGGATAAACCTTGAATATTAATGAAATAGTTAGAATGTCTGTTCTTATGACTGAGACAGATACTGGCTTTATTCTTACCCCAGAATATCGTGAAGATATGATTAAAAGAATATTGGCTAAAGTAGAAGAATCTAACTATTAGTGCACCGCTAGGTGCATATATCAGTTTACTCTTTCTATTTTTCGCCGAACTTTAAAACTTAATATAACAATGATATAATCATTTAATGGCCCAACACAAATTAGTCAATTTAAGCAATTCTACCGCCGAACTTTTAAGCCCGTTTGGCAGACACTCAGGGGTAGACATTACAATTCAAAATGTTAACGCAGATGGATACGTTTATATTGGTGCAAACAATGCAGTGGTATCTACTAACTATGGCTACCGCATTTCACCAAACAGCGCTGTATCTTTTGAATTACCAGGTACTGATGCATTATATGCAATAGGTTCAACAACTGGATTAAAAGCAGCAGTTATAACTACTAACCTAGACTCTGGTTCGTAATGGCAAGATTTACACAGCCTACAACTGGTGACGGTTCTGGATTACCAGGACCACAAGGAGATCCAGGCCCAGCAGGTGCTGATGGCTCAAATGGAGCAGATGGTGCAGATGCATTATGGAACTATCTTGGCGAATATAACGGCGGATTAATATATACAACTGGAGATGTTGTTACATACAACGGACAACTTTGGTATAGAAATGTTTATACATCTGCTGGCTATGTACCTGGTGGAGTAGAAGGATATTGGGATTTACTTGCAGCAAAAGGTGCTGACGGAGCAGATGGTGCAGACGGCGCAGATGGAGCGCAGGGACCTCAAGGAGAACCAGGAACTGCTGGAGGATTTGGTGCTTCTGCATCTTATTACAGCACTGCAGATCAAGGTCCACAAACATCCGCTGATACTATTCAAGCATTTACTTACAATAACACTGATTGGCAAACTGGCGTGTTGCTTCAAAATAACAGTCGGATTAAAATTTTAAGTGCTGGCAAGTATAACATTGCCTTTTCTGCTCAACTATATCAAACCAACAACACTGGAAATGTCAACATATGGCTAAGCAAAAATGGTAGTCCAGTAACCAACACAAATACAAAAGTTAATCTTAATTCTAACAATCACTATCTTGTTGCTGCATGGAACTTTTTTGTAGATGCTGCAGCAGATGATTATTACGAACTTATCTGGTCATCTTCTAGCACAAATACTTCTGTACAGTATGATCCAGAAGTTACAATTAATGGGAATGTTCATCCCGCAATACCATCTATCATCCTAACTGTTAATCAAGTTGGCTAGTTTCTTTTATAACGTTGTTAATAATTTTAATAACTTTTTTAGATGATATTTTCCTAGTATCAAAAGCCTCAGTGTAGCCATCCTGTGGCATGTCTTCTTTATTTAAATATTGCCCAGGAAATTGATTACGAAGAACCCTTAAAACCTCTTGCTCAACACGCCTTGCTGTATCTCTATTATAAAAATACCAATATTTAATGATCATCCAACCCTTTACTCTATGTTGAGCATATCTGCTATTAGATAGGTTTGAAATACCAACCTTAAATGCTCTCAGGGCTGGAGAGTATATTAAATATAATAAAGTTCTTTCCATGTGAATATTATATCTTGACTTCCCGCTGAAATTTTGATATACTGATACAAAGGAGAACAAAGTGACAGCGTTATTTATGCTATTTAGTTTTTTTGTAGGATACATTGTATGCTTTCTTGTTATGACTCACGGAGTAGATCAAGATGGATTCTGGGTCTCTAAAAAAGGGTTTGAAATTAAAGATGAGCGCTAAGGTTGTTATTTGTGATAAATGCAGCAAAGAAATTGAAGTTAGACAAGGAATTTTTGCTAGCGCTACTCTTTCAAGACATTATAAAGCGGAGCATAAATGAAAAAAAATAATAATTTAATTTCTAAGAATAAAAGAAAAAGAGCACAAAAAAATAAAAAAAGATTAGCAAAAAAAAATCAATTAGAAAAATTTGAAAAAGCGCAGAGTAAAATATATAATGCCATTATAAATGAATCTATTGTGCGTATGGCTGCTGAAAAAAAATCTGAGTCGTAACTATGGGCTCAGAATTGCATGAAAAAATTACCAACATTTTATTTGAAGAGGTAGGAAAAATAAAAGTTCATATAATAGATCCTAATAGTTCTATTTTAGAAATTGATTATGAACTTATAGCAGATAGGATTATTAGCGAAACAAAAGGATTATTGTAATTTTTTTAAATATATATCAGAGGTTAAGTTATCATTTAATGCAAAAGCATAAACATACCAATTTGAATTATTACGAAGAAAATCATTTATTGCTGGAACAACTCCCATTTTTTCTCCAGTTACGGTATTATTAAAATAAATATTATAATCATTAAAACCTAAAACTCCATCATCGGATAATATTTCTGCTCCCATTAATAATTGTTTCTCAACAGAAAAATAATCTGTATTGTAATCCATATATATAAAATCTATTTTATCTTGTTTATTTTCTTTAAAAAAATCCTCAAAAGTTCCTTTATAAATTTTTACATTTTTTATATTTTTAAATCTATTTAAAATAAAACTGTAATGGTCTTCTGCTTTTCCCCATCTTGGGCCACCATATTCTGGGGCATGCCAATCAATTTCAAAGAAGGGCTCTACCAAATAAGATATTTTGGGATTAATAGTTTCAATAACTTTTAATGAAAAATCTCCAGCAAGAACTCCAGCCTCTAAATATGATATTTCTTTTGGCAGGGTTTTAATAAAATCATACCTACTGCTAAATAGAGTTGCATTTTTTATTTGATCTTGTGGTATTAAATCTGGCATAAAAATATTATATCACGGCTAATGCTGTATAATGGTTTTATGAACACATCAGACTATATAAATATAAATCTTCCACCAAAACAAATGGACAATATTAGTAAAATTATAGGAACTAACAAGGATACTATAAAAATTATTAAAAATTTTGTACCACAAGAAGACATTGATAAATTTTTAAAATTTGGCAAATTAATTTCTGGAATAGAAAAAAATAGAACTCATCATTTTACTGCTACAGTTGATGATGTTCATGATGAAGAAACTAAAAAAATATTTGCTGGATATGAAATAAAACTAAGAAGTAAGGCTGAAGAGTTGTATGGATTAAAATTAGAAAAAAATAGGCCCTTAGATTTATTTATTCATCCAGAGGGATCTCATTTAGATCCACATACAGACATTATTGATTATTATCAAGAAGAAGTTTATGATCAAGATAACCTGTTTGAGCAACAACAAAAAGATTGGCCATTTTTATGGAGTGGTCACTTATCGATAATTTGTTATTTAAATAAAGATTATGAGGGCGGAGTTTTGTATTTTCCAGAGCATAAAATTGAAATAGTTCCAGAGCCTGGCCTATTTGTATGCTTTCCTGGCAACCTTCATTTTTTGCATGGGGTAACGGAGACTACGAACGCTACTAGATTTACCATTTCTTTGTGGACAAGATTTGCTGATTTTAAAAACGAACTAATATAGTATAATATTAAGAAAGGAGAAAGCATGAATAATAAAAAAGCAAACAAAAGTATTGCAGCGTTATTGTTGCTTATAGTTGCCTTTAGCACTATTTCAGCAGTTTATGCACTATTAAGATAATGAAAAAATCATCTGGAAGTTATAAAAGACACGATGGGTTTAATCCTATTCAAATAAAAAATGGAATGGTTGTTAGGCTTGGTACAGATGGAAGAGTACGAGAAGTTTTAGGAAAATACGGAGAGTATAAAGGTAAAAAGGGACATGAATAAACTAATACACTTTACCGCAAATTGGTGTGCTCCTTGTAAAAAAAGTCAACCAGTAGTAGATAAATTTATTAATTCTACAAAAATTGAATATGAGCAAATTGATGTTGATTTATTTCCAGATAAAGCAAAAGAGTATAATATTTTAGGGGTTCCTACTTTTATTTCTTATAAAGATGGAAAACAATATGATAGGCATGTTGGGGTTGCTACTAATTTTTTATTGCAAGGGATGTTTAACCTATGAATAATCATTATTTTGAAATTTTAGACAAAAAAGAAAGAGATCCAGCAAAACTTTTTCCAAGTTTTTCAATGTATGAAAATATAAAAAAAGATATGAATGTTAAAATTGATCCAATTACTGAACAAATTGGCAATAGCAAGGACACTATAAAAATAATAAAAAATTTTATATCAAATGAAGATGTGGATTTTTTAAAATTTATTTTTGAGAAAAAAGAATTTTTATCAGATGAAGAATTAAAAAAAGCAAATTATTTAGCAAATAAGACTCTAGAAAAAATGAAAAATAAAGCACAAGATTTATTTGGATTTAAATTAATAGAAGATGTTTCTATGAATATACCACACAATGAAAGATTTTATATTTTAAAAAGACATGAAAATTTTGTTACTGATATTCATTGTGATAATTTTGGCGATTATCAAAATGTAATGTATATGTGGTCTGGTACGCTGTCTAACCTTATTTATTTAAATGATAATTATTCTGGAGGAGAGTTATATTTTCCAGAACATGATCTAATGATTAAGCCAGAAAAAGGAATGTTTGTGTCTTTTCCTGGAAATTTTTTTAATAGACACGGAATCTTTCCAGCAATTGGAGATGGTAGATATGCCATGTCAATTTTTTTAAAAATTGAAAACTATAAAGAATAATTTTAATTATATGATTAAAAAATATAAAGATATTTTATTTTATCCTGTAAATGAAGATTGTGCAGACTTAACGGATCCTCCCATTCCAGCCTCTAAATATATTCCAGATTGGTATAAAAATATTCCAAAATATGTCAATAAAGATAAAAAATTTAGTTTAAAAAATAATATAAGGAATCAAACAGTTAAGTCTTGTTTGCCAGTATTAGATGCATTTACTGCAGGATATATGTTTGTGTTAAATTGTGACATTCAGGTTAATAGAAATAGTGATGGCTCTGTTCAAATTAACTCTGCCTTTGGAGATAGAAATATATCTTCCGATAGAACTAAATTTGGAGTTCCCGCTGCAGTTTTATCAAGAAAACAAAATTCAGAACAACAGGTAGACGAATCTTGTGCTTGGAATGATTTAGAAGGTTATGATCCACTTGAATTTAACTGGTTTCCATCCTGGAACGTAAGAACTCCAAAGGGGTATAGCGCTATATTTTGTCATCCAATTAATCGTATTGATTTACCATTTTATACTTTGGGTGGCATAATAGATACTGATGGCTGGGGCGATGCTGGCAGTCACCCATTTTTATTAAAAAAGGATTGGGAGGGCATAATTAAAAAAGGTACCCCTATCTTTCAAGTTATACCGTTTAAAAGAGATAATTGGCAAAATAAAGTAGATAAAGCAATGATTAAAGAATACAACAAGCAAATTTCTAAACGTGATTCATTTTTGTATGATTATTATAAAAAATTTGTTTGGAACTCTAAAAACTTTAAATAAAAAAGGCCACACATTTCTGCATGGCCCATTTTAATTTATTATTACTTTTTCTTTGTTGCAGCCTTTTTCTTTACAGGCGCCTTAGCAGCCTTTAAAGCCTTATCTACGGAATCAACTGTTGGCAAGATGCCAAAAGCCTGATCTCCTGGATTAATTGCTCTCAATGCAACAGGCGCAATTGCAGCAACTAGTGCAGCCCACAGATCTTTTGGATCTGTAACTCCAGACATATATAGAGCAAGTCCTGCACCTAATACTGAACGACCATAAGATGCTAGCATAGCCTTTAATTGTACTGTGTCAATGTTTGACATGTTT